ACCTTCTTTTGCTCCGTTCTTACTTGCGCCTTTGACAAAGAAGTTGGTCGGCGTGATAGGGTCCAGACCAGACTGCGGCACATAGAACTCAGCACCAGTAGTAAACACTTGAAGATCACGAGCTGAAATAAGATCAACGATGGTATTAAGCTGGTTCGTGTCCAGAGTTGCCTCAAGCGCATCGTCTTCATATCCACTGTCCGGTCTAAAGTCGAAGAACAAACCTACCTTGCTGCCCCAGATCGTTGACACTCTGGACTTACTGCCGCCAAAGTACAACCGTCCTTCGTGGAAGGTGACGGTTCTCGGCCAGCCTTTAGTGCTAGACCAAACAGCTTCGTAGCCGCCTTCGACTTCCCATGAACCACTGGCAATGGCGTTTGTATCAAAGAAGGGAATCTCAGTAATTCCGCGTACCACCGTGCCAGAATCATAGGACGTTATCCTTAACCGTCCCTGCGGCGTAGCATTGATGTATTGCCCGACGCTGCCAGACGTAAACACCGAAGCGGATGCCGTAACCTTAACCGTCCCAGAAGTCTTATCAGGGGTAAGCGTCGCAGCAGGATTCGTAAAGGTCTGAGTAAATGCGTAAAACGGGATCGAATCAAAAGTGATCGTAGATATTGTCCAAGACGCATCATTGGCACCACGCACTAATTTAACTGGAGCAACGTCCGGGTGGACAATAATCATTGTATCTGCTGACTGCGTGTAGCAGATGGTGTTTAAACGAGAACCTGTCAAACCAACGCCACTGGTGCTTAGATAATCGTTGCCAGACGCATTGATGTTCGTAATCAGTACGCCATCCTTAAAGACAGCCATCTGGTTATTGGTAAAGCACAGCATATAGCTGTCTGTTACCGAAAACTCAAACGGAACTAGCCGTGCGCCAGACGAGGCATTAGCAATCTCTGCAATGTACTTTAAGCCTGAACGACGCTTTACACCGCCCTGTGGCTGCACAATAACATTCGTCAACTTCTCGCAGGCATTCTCGTATTGCTTTAAGTCAATACGCGCACGGAGCAACGGGTCAATCTCACCCGAAGTAAAGTTGGTCTGAATGTTGATGAAGCGTGTCATCAATACCTCACAGCAATTAGGCTGTAATCTTCAATCGACTGCGGTGGCTGGCCTTGGCCTTCAATGTTGGCAGCAATCCGGAAGTAGCCACCACGGCCATTCTCAGACGGAGCGCCAACCGCAACACCTTGCCAATACTGTGCCTTGCTGGCCTGATCGGTCAGCGGCTCTGCCAAGTGCCATGCCATCATGTACTTCAGCAACTGAACGAAGTACACCGGCATTTTGTTTTCAGGTACCGAGAACTGATAGTCAACAACTATTGTTGTCGAGTTAGTTAATAGCTTGTCTTCATAAAGCTCCCATTGCTGGAACGGGCGCTCACCGACAGCGGTGCTGGTAAATGCAGCACGGGGTGGGCCAATACGATCCGCAGGAAGCTGATAAGCGTACCGCCATTCATTGATTGGGGTAGTAAGAATCTGGGATAGTGAGACTTTTTTAAATGAAAAGGCCCACGGATACTGCTGTAGCAGTGAATCGCGGACGTTGGGATAGATACGGTCGCAAATGTTGGCTGCGTCTGTACCTTCACTGAACGACGAAATAGGTTTTGCTCCGATCAGCAGTAACGCATCAGAACAGATTCGAATTGATGTATCGCCTGCTGCCATGTAAACCTCTTAATGTGAGAAGGGGCCGATCCCTTAAAAGAGACCAGCCCCCGACACTTCAATGATGACGACTTAATCGCCGTCGGTAGCCGACAGCGTGGTGCCGTCGGTTACGTCAACAACGCCGCTTGCGTTGGAAACGACATACACCAGAGTGACGACGGCGGTCGTGCCGGTCGAAGTCACGCAGTGAATGATGTCGCCCACTTCAAGGGTGCTTGATAGTGAGTTGAAATACCCAGATGTATTGACATCCGCAATTGCATCGGTTGTCTTGTAAGCATACATCGAAGGCGCATTGCCACGCTTTGACGTGGAGTAGGCAGTAAAGCCAGTTGCTGAAAATGCCATGATTACTCTCCTTTACGCGCCGTTTTCATCGCAAGTGATTTCCACGATGCCTTCAGCGTCGATAGCCACAGCACCAGCCGAGAACATCGAAGCAACCAGATACGAAGTCTTCTCTGGGATGTAATCGATGCGAGTGGTCAGGCCCATGCCTTCAGCCATACCAACTGCTTGCTTGTGGAACGCATAGACCTTGCGATCACCCGACGAAATTGCAAGACCACCTTCGTCGCGGTCGCCAATGGTGATGAACTTGAAGCCTAGATAGGTATCAAGCTGACCAGCCACCAGTGCTTTGACGGTGTTGAAGTCAGACGATTTCACTTCTGTCTCGTCCAGCAACGACGCGAGGTTGTTGGCATGGATAACGATAAAGCGATCAGTCGGTGGGACGTTCTTGGCATCCAACTGCTTCTTAGCCGACAGCAGCTTGTCCAGATTCAGGTTGGTGTTTGCACCACCCACGCTGGAAGCAACGGTCAAGCCAGTGCTGGAGTTTGTCAGAGCATCGATGATAAGCTGGTCTTGACGACGAGCAATTGACTTCGACACAACTTGAACGAGTTCTTGACGCTCGTCAAAGTTGATCTTAGCTTGGTTGAAAATGTCCGAATACTCAGCAGCGATGTAGTCGCTGAGAGTAACTGTTACCTGCGAGTAAGTAACATTCAGCGGAGTAACATCAGTTTGCGGAACGCGAACTGTTGCAACGCCCTTGCCGATTTTCGGGAACTTGTGGGTTGCAGCCTCTACACCTGTACGAAGACGAACCGTGTTACGCAGGACCGACTCAGCTTGATAAGCCTGCTTAACTTCGGCATCGAACAGGGTAACAAAGGCATTAGATACTGAGATTGCCATATTATTACCTCGTCAAAAAGTTAAAAAAACACTCTTTGCCTTGGTTATCCAGATTTACTGGGCCGCGACTTGCGTTTACGCCACGCCGATGCGGGAAGGTTCACCTCCATAAAGGGCCACGAGGGTTGTCCTTGTGACAAGCTTATACACTACATTTTTGGAAATTGCAAATAAAAAACCCCGCCGAAGCGGGGAAATCTCCACGAAGGAAGAGGTTAGCTGCCAAACGCCTGCTGAAAAAGCTTTTCGACTTTGCGCCGATATTGTGGATCGGTCTTGTACTCTGGGCGACCTACCATCTCGTAGAGTTCGTCCTTGCTAGGCGCACCCTCAAGAGGAACGGATTCTACAGGAACCCGGCCTTCATAAGCCTCACGAAGTTTTGTCAAAGCGTTAAGACCTTTGGCTGTGCCGCCCCAGACCTTAAACTCTTCGAAGTCGTCCGCAGACCAAATACCCTTTTGCACCAGCCCTCTTGCCCACTGGGCATGGCCTTGGATGATGGCATCGGCTTTAGGACCCAGTAATGCCCGTTCCCGCTCGGCACTTTGCTGGGTCATCTCGGACTGAGCGCCCATGATCTCGCCAAACTGACTTGCCATTTCGTCAAATGCTTCTTGGCTTAGACCGTATTTTGAAGCCCAGCCCACATAAGCACTTGCCAAAGGATCATCGGAGATGTCTTCGCCCAGCACGGAAGTATCGTATTTACCGCCTTCAGGAGCCTTGTGCTTTCCTGCACGAAACTTTTTCTCCAGTTCCGAGTAGGATTTTGCCAGCCCTTCGAGGTCGGGTTCGTTCTTGTCTTTGACCCAGAACTTCTCGGGCCAATAGTCTGGCCGCTCTAGCGGATCGTCATCGATCTCAGCGGACAGGTTTTGGGATGTTGGTTGGTCAATATGTGGAACACTTACACCAGCCTCCGGGGTTGTCGCCTCGTCAGCGGAATCAATCGATTCACCAGCGAGAAGGCCACCAGTATCTGCTGTGTCTGTCATTGCAGGGCTCTCCTTATTCGAGCTTCAAGATCGCGGATAACGGCGTTCTGGCCTTCGCGCCAGTAGCCATAACTGTTATCCGCACCGGGTTGCCACGATGGATTCTCAAGGTAAGCCCCTCGCATCCATTGCAGCAATTTTTTACCGTCCTCAGTGCCAAACACGCGCTGCACTAAGCGGTCTAGTTCTTCTCTTTTTGATATAACTTCAGCCGCATCGACTGTAGGAATTGCTTCTAAATCATCCCACCCAGCCATAACTCTCCCTATTTTGTTGGCAAACTAAACTTCTCCGTGGAATCAGCAAAGGGAGATTTGTTCTGTTTGACTCTCCCTGCCGCATAATCAACCGCCTTGTCGATGATCGATGGCGGTATGTTCTTCATAAAGTCAGGTGAATCAACATTGCTTTTACGCAAGTAATCCAACTCTTGTTTGGTTAGTGTTGGGACGATCAACGGGATCAGCGTTTCCTTGCCGTTTAAGCCTACGCCAATGCTAACCTCGGTCATCACATTGCCGTCTGGGCGTGGGATTTCACCAAAGAATCCTTTGCCCTTTGGGCTACCGTCTGGTCGCTTGCCGTAGTCCATTACATCACCCCCTCTTCCATTTCACCTGACGCTTGCTCTACTACTTGCGTTGCACCGGCTGGCACCATACCTTGCTGTTCAGCCATTGCTGCGGCGATCTGTGCCTGCTGCGCCATTGCCTGCTGACGTTCAATCGAACTCATCCGCAGTGTGGCAGGTACACCTAGCTTGTCACCGATGTAATCGACTGTCTCACCGTTGTTCAATGCCATCTGGCCTTCAGGACCAAACGCTTCGGCAAGCTGCTTGAACTGCATAATGTTGCTGATCTCTTCCATGTTCTGTGCCATTGCCAGCGGAGCTACTGGCGACACCTTGACCTGCATACCGTTGACCTTTAACGGCATTACGATCAAACCTTTTTCATCCATCACCTCAAGGATTTTGGATACCAAAGGAATCATGGTTTCGTTAATCAAGCGTCCGAAGGCAGAGCCAAGGTTTTGCGACAGCTCTTTCATGCGCTCAACGACTTCGGTGGCCGACCGTGCCGACATATTGTCTGGTGGCAACGACTCATCTAGCAGGGTACGCTTGATGCTTTGACGCAGATCATTGATAACGATCTGGCTAACATTGAAATCCCCAGCACGGGGCAATGCTTTGAGAGACTCGCCTTGCGGACCACCGTTTCTCGCCACAGGTATAACCGCACCGGGGATAATTTTCACTGTCTGCGGATTCAACACGCCATCATCTGCTGCTGTGTACACACCACTGATTGCTAGCGATGCGTTCTTTAGCAGGAGTTCCAGTGTTTTGTTCAGTGTCTTGATGTCAGGCAGCGCGGTAATCGCAGGACCACGACCATAGATTTCACCAGCTACCTTCATGTAACGGCTAACGACCCACGGGCTACGCTTTAGCAGACGCTCATAAATCTTCTGCTTTGATTGCTCATGGATCACGCAGTAGTGGTATTCGCCACGGCGATAGTCGTAGATGGTAGCTTCAACAAAGTCGAAATCATCAGTCGGCTTGTCTTGAATCATCCGGGCAAGGTCACCTGTAACTTTAGCGCCCTTCCATTGCTGGAAGACTGCCTCGCCTTTGATACGCATCATGCGGTAAACATTGTCTACCTGACCGTTCGCACCTTCCTCGTAGCTCACCAAGAACTGTGGCACAGGGGTAAAGTTGATCGGATTGTCATCATCGCCCGGCTGCACCATCATGACAGCGGTACCGATGGACAGGTCCAGCAAGAACTCGCCAATGACCATATCGAAGTTCGACTGCTTTAGGGCAGCGAACATCTTCTCTGTGTACTGGTCGAGTGCAACCTGCGCTTCGTAGCGACGATCATCTGGAATATCAGGACCCGGCTCTAGGCGGCACCACTTGCGCTGTGGCGGGAAGACACCAGACTGCATCCGGTTCGCAAACCGTTGGATGGAGTTGATTGCGGTCGAGTCAAACACCCGTGCCATCTTTTTTTGGCCGGGGCTTTTGCCCTCGTATTCCCCACCGTAGAGGTTACGCTGGGGTAAGCAGAATTCGTAAGCGTCTTCGTACAAATCGCGGAACAATTCTTTCTTTGCCCGTGCGGTCTTGTGACGCTTGATGATCTCTTCAACTGAGTAAGCCATTATTTTTTACTCGCTTCGTATCGTTTCAATAAAGCCCTGCCTTTTGCTGCCAGTTTTGCTGCGGCAGAACGGTCGCTTGGCACTGGTTCGCCCCATGCTTTTGCTGACAACGCCAATCTAGTTGGCTCTCCGCTGGGCTTCTTCATCGGGCCAGACGGATTGGTAAAGAATCTCGTCAAGAACGACCCCTTACGCCGCATCTTTTCTGGCGTATCGGCTGCGCCTTTGACACCCGGCTTTAGGTTTGCGCCTTCTTTACGCTTGAAGTGCGCTCGGCCTGCGGCTGTCAAACCACCTTCAGGGTCCTTCAGCTTACTCATGTCGTCCCGTCAGTCCTTAAGATCACCCAGCAATCAATATCCGTGCTTCCATTACCAGAAGTAATCGATGGCTTAATAAACCGTGGCTCTGTTAGCAAAGTTTCTATCGAGTCAGCCGTCAGGATCATTGATCCAACGTCATGTTTCTTAGTAACAGCAAAGTTTGTACCGCTGTTCGAGCCGAGGATATTGAGGTTTGCGCTACCAGAAAAGCTACCGAAGCCATGAATTGTGATGTGGTGGAATTCATCGACCTGAAGCGCGGCACCATCGTCGTTTTGCAGAAGACCTTCCCACTTGTAAATCCTTGCGTGTCTATCGCCAGACACGAACTGCAATGCTCTAGTCGCCATTTTCTTCTTCCTCGTCTACTTTCGCAGCCCGCATCATGTCTTCTTTGTTGGGCTTCTTCCTGCCGTTTTCTTTGGCAATAATCTGCGCCACTTTCTTTTGCAGGGCTGACGGTTTCTTCATCTCTTCTTCGTCGTCATCGCCCATTTCAAGTTCAATCTTTAGCATCTTATTTCCCTTTAGCGGCTCTCATGTTGTCCACGAGATTTGGGTACGGACGGCCAGCTTTCTTTGCCATCATCTGTGCTGCCTTCTTCTGCATAGGAGAAAGCTTCTTTGGTTCGCCCAAGTCTTTAGGGCGTGGTTTATCCCAGACTTCTTTCATCACTTGCCTTTCTGCTTGTATCCAGCTTCGGACATAGCAATCGCCACAGCCTGATCGCGTGACTTAACCTTTTGTCCGCTCGATGATTTCAGCTTGCCAGCTTTGTACTCGCGCATCACCTTCGTGACTTTGTTCTTCATCTTGTCGGACTTTTCCATTACATTCCTCCGAGCGTTGTCATTTCACCGCCAAGGCCAGATTCCGCATTGACACGCTCTTGTGATAGTAATGCGCGAGAACCGCGACGACGACGCAAAGCAATCGCACGTTCTTCTGGTGGCGCTACTCTAGCAGCAGCAGAACCAGCAGCTTGAGCGCCTGCTGGCTGTGGCGCTGCGGCCTGTGCTGACATAGCTGCTTCAGCAGGTGCAGCCTTTTTCTTACCGCTTAAAGCCTGACCTGCTTTTACAAATACATTTCCAACGCCTTTTGCTACACCGCTCATGATTAGCTCCTTATTCCATTACAACCAATTGTGGTATACCCGCCTCTGCGTCCATGCGCTCGGCAGACAGCAATGCGCGTTGACCGCCACGCCGTCTAGCTCTGGCTTGCGCTTGCATCCGCATCGCTTCTTCTGTTTTCAGTTCAGCAATATCGTCTTCTTGTTTTTTAATCCGTGCCGACTCGCGCTCATTAGCTTGGCGCTGTAGTTCCATTTGTGCGCGGACAGCCCGATCTGAGCCACCGCCAAATAATCCGCTCATGTTTGCCTCACAATGCTCATCATGTAGAAATCAGCCTTATCGGTTCCATAGGCTTTTAAGATACCTTCTTGCTTAAATCCAATAGCATTCGCCCATTTAACCGCTGCTTCGTGGTCGCACCTTACTGTAATCTGTTGCCGGTGTAAACCGTAGGATATCGCGCATATATCCATAAATGCTCTGCCGCCACGGGTCATGAATATAGGATAGGCGCGTAGACGTTCATCTGGGATGAACCACATCTCGGCAACACCCGGCCAAAGTGGCACCATGCCGAACACGCCGACGGGTTGACCGTGGATCATGACGGTTGTGGCCTCGCCCATGTTGGCTTGAGCCGTTACCAGTTGCTCACGAGAAACGCTATCCCCAATACAGAGGATGTCTTTGTTGTTAGTATTTATGTAACTAACATGGTCTGGGGCGTAGGGCATAAAAATCGCCCCATTGGGGCGACGGACTTGCTCGTTTAAGTCGAAGGCAATCATGCGAAGACATCGAAGTCGCTGTTAGCGATGGTTTGTGCGGTGAAAGTTCCTGTAGGCAGGTGGGAATTCTTGGTCATTCTGCGGTGTTCGCCGCCACCTAGTAGCAAATACCCGAATGCGTCGCCAACGTGGGAGTGTTCATTCTTGTTGGGTGCATCTCGGAAGCGTTCTTGCCCTGCGCCGACTGAGATTCGCTTGAAATGGTAGCCACCGGCTAGGGATTTCCTAAGAAGTTTGCAGGATTTGTCCACACGCAGGCCGGGTTTACCGCCGATTAGGCGTTGCATGGGTGCGGCTGCGGCTTCCCGACGTACTTTGAAGTCGTTACTGGGGGTAGGTTGGGCTCGTAAACCCAGTGTTCGCAGGTGATCGAAGGCAGTGACTTCGTAGATAGCGTCACGTTGCATACCGGCGGGGTCGCCCCACACTAATACTTGGGCTTTTGGGTATCTAGCGTTCAGTTCACCCAGTAATTGCTGGCCGAAACGCTCAAGGCCCATGTCGAAGGTAACGATTTCGTGCAGGATATTCCATGTACCTGCGCCTGTTTTCTGTCCGATGACGGCGGCTGGGGTCAAACCGAAGTCGAGGCCAACGTGGATGGGCAGGCTGGAGTCGTAATCCAAGTCGGATGACATCATGTTGTCGTCGTACTCAGGCCAGACGGGTCTGCCTTCCTGCACATAAGTGTATTTACCTTCGGCGTAGCAGCGAATCCAGTCTAGGTTTTTTCCAAGGAGCATTTGCTGGTAGTAGCCTGCTGGTAGATTGCCGATGTTTTCAGCTTTGCTATTCTTTTTCCACCACCTTCCTGCACTATAGATGCAATCGTTAGCTTCAGGATTTTCTGGAAGTTCTGCAACATCTGCTTCTTCGACTCCACCGGGTTGTCTGAAGAACTCCCATTTAAACGCCCCACTCATTTTCTCCTTTTCTGCCAGTCTGAACCACCAATGGTCGTCATCCATTGGGTTGGTATCCATGATGATGCCGTGCCAAGTTGCCCCACCATCACGCTTAGTCGGATATCGTCCGACTCGGTGTGTTAGTCCATCGATGACGGCTTTGGGTAGTTCCCGTGCCTCGTTGACCCATGCACCTGTCAACTCCAACGACAGCAGCTTTCTGACATCCTTTGGCTGATCCAGTGCAAGGAAGATGACTTCGCAGTCGATTCCAGCGGCACCTTCTCTCGCAGGCAGTCGGATGTGGTGGGTAATCGGTGGTGTCCATAGCAGTGGCCCGAAGGTATTTTCTGGGAACAGGTCGAGCCATGTCTTGATGGTCGTTGTTTTCAGCATCGGGTAGCTGTTTCGGACAATCGCAAAGCGGCTGTACTTAATGCCGTCAATCGGAGAAGGCTTTTGCTGCACGGCCTTCATCATGATCTCAGCGCAGCAGGCGTATGACTTGCCGGAACCTACTGGCCCCATGACTCCACGAACGAATGCTTTGGATTGCAGGAACTTCCACACCATTGGGCTGGTGGAAAAGTCTAAGTTCAGCCCAGTTACGGGCATCTCTTTGGTACCTGCTTCTTTAGTTTTGCTCACGGACTTCCTCTGCGTCGATAATCTCAGGGGCTTTGACGTTAATGCCGATCACGCTCGGTTTATCGGAATCCTCGACCGTATCCAATAGGCCAGAGGCTTTGGCTAAGATGCGTAGCACACCCACTTTGTCGTACAGTTCGATGTCTAGTGTTCTGACGCACCCGCCTTCTTTGTCGTAGCGTTCGTTGACCTTGATGGACTTGATAGCTTGCAGGGCGTGTTCAGGGATGTCTTTGCTGGCTTTGACCTTAATGTTGCCGGTTTCATCCCACTCCATGATGTCGGTCAACTTGGTATTAGCGATGGTCAGCAGCGCATAGGCCACTGCTTCTCTGTTTTTAGCGATGGTGGTGGAGCCGCCTAATCGTTCTTGGATTCTGCGAACGCCGCCCCAGTTCTTAATCGATGGTATTTGTTTGCTTACGCTCATAGTCTTTTAGGGTGATCCTCGTCTTTCCGAGGTGTCCGTGTAGTCTCACCAGTATAGGGGCCGGTTCCACACTGCCGCTGTTAGCAGGGAAAAACAAACAAAAAAAACCTGCGCCACCTGCGGCTGGGCTAAACCCCGCTAGTCGCAGGGCATACTCCAAAATATCGGGTGGGGTACTCACTGTAACCCTTGACGACCTACTAATGATCGACACAGCTTTCCCCCGTATTTCAGAAACAGCTTTTCATACAGGATGACTCATAACAGCAGATTGAGCAACTGACGCACTTCTCTAGCGTACAGTAGTGTCGCCAGAAGCACTTCTCTAAAGTATCTGGCGGTGGCAGGCTTAGTGATATTGCTAACAGGTAGGTCATGTGGCTCCCCTTGGGGTTATAGGATGGGTACTCGCTCCATTACTGAACTTCTGCCGCGTGGGGGCATATGCCGAACAGTAAAATCCGCTTTCCCCCTGTCAATATATCAGAATGGGATTTCCTCATCCAGCGTGTCTTTTCTATCGCCGGGGGCATACCCATTGCCCTTATCTATACTATGCTGACTAGGTTCTGCTGGTACCATCTTCCCAAGCCTTACCGAAAAGAACACATCGCCAGTTTTCGTCTTCTTCTCCCACGCAGACAAATAAAACAACTGGCTGTTCAACTTTATCTTCCCAGACCAGTCCGGGCTATTCTCACCCTTCTTCTTATTCTTAAACAAATTCCCATTGTCATCCTGCAATTCATATGGCTTGTTACCGTAGTTCATATGGCTCTCCAAAGAGATTACTAAAAGTTATTTGCAGTATTCTGCTCATCCACTATACTTCATTTCGGGGCTATGACCCAGCCCTCCCGTAGGTAGCTTGCGACCAAGGGAATAAACGTGGCGAATAGGACGGTACTCCTTATTCATACCCCCGGATGGGATCAGGTAGAGAATATCGGGACACATAGTTCTTGCAGAGACTGACACCTCTGTTAGCCTAGATAAACAAGAGCAAGCATCCAGCAATGGATTCTACCCATAAAAAAATATGGGTTAGGTGTTCTATCGTCCACCCCGTGAGGTACCTAGCCTCAACCTCACCACTGCCGGGCCAGCACCCAGCCCAGAGGAACCGAGACTCCCCATTTTATATAATTAAAAGTTCTAAACCTCCCTCGGTTCCGGGCCGTCACGTTATAAACAAGGCAGTGGAACAAGGCCATCGCAGCAGTTTCTCGGCTGCCGCTCGGCAAAAACCAGCCTGCAAACGGCTAAAAAGCTGGGAAAAATTGAGCGGAGTACCCACGCCCACATACCTACGGTAAGGGGGGAGCATGGTCCTCTTTCGATACGGCATCGATAGCCTGCCGCCTAAATGCACTGATTCTATGTGGCGGCTCACGGCTAGTCCCTGCTACAGCAGCAAGGACAGCCCTCACGATGTCATCAAGTACAGGCACTGTCACCCCTGCCGCTGCTAACTCAGCAATGACTACCTCATCCTCAGGCGTTGCTAACCTGCTAAAGCCTGCCTGACGATTGAGAGATATCCATCTTGCTATATATGCTTTTGTTACTAGCTCCCCCTCATCCTTCCTGCTTGCCGTTATAGCAACCTCTTGGTGTGTCCCCATTTGTTCGGGATTGTTAAATTCTTCCTCCGCATCTTTTAACACTTTCCACTGATGCCCCGGCGGTTTCTCTTCGAAGGGTATGCGCTCAAGCAATTGCCTATCAGACAATGTTTCATCATAGATAACTCTGAGTATTTGCGCTGTCCTGCCCCATGAATGATTCTTAACCTTTTGCAAATAGCCGTAAGCGATAAGCTTCTTGATCTGCCTGCCTACTGCCTGCCGAGTTACTCCGTGGGTTGCGGCTAGGTTTTCATATCCCGGCCAGCAGAGGCCTGCCCTGTTCGCATAGCTGCATACGCTAACCAATACTCGCCATGCTGTAGCTCTCAGCCGCTTGTCACTCGCTGCCCTGATCGGCACTACTGAATACATTCTCCGATCAATCGGCTTCGCTTCCCTTATCCTCGGGGCTTCTGGTAACTCAAAGCTTTGCATTAGTTATCATCCTGCTAAGTTTATCTTCTGTACTCTCTCTGCTGCGGTAATATTCCCGTACTGCCGCCTCAACGATGCTTACTCTGCTTCGACGCTGATCTGCCGCAAGCTTGTCGAGCATCTCGCGTATCTCAGGACGCAACCTAAGTAATGTAGCCTTATGTGCCATTTGCGGAATCTATCACAATGCAGGCAATGATTAAAATATATTACTTGCCATTTGCCAAGCAGCGCCTATACTCCGATCCGTAGCACTTGATAAACGTCAACCCTAAAAGGAAATGACATCATGGAAAACATAATCACAGAACAGTGCGGAGCCATCTGGATATATCAAGAAACCGGATTATCAGGTGAGCGCGCATATTGGCTATATCGTGCCAACTACTTAGACGATGGTGCGTACTCTGTTGCAAAACCGCACATTGTCGGGTTCTACGCTGCAAACCTGATCGAAGCTGCCAACGAATTAAGCAACTAAACAATCCGCCCCTTCGGGGCCTGTCTAAACCTAAAAGGAAACGACATCATGAAAGATTCAACAGCACTCATCCTCTCGTCATTAGTATTTTTCATCCTCACCATCTTCGCTGTCATCATCTCAGCCCCTGTTAGTGCCTGCGGAATTCTCTGCCTATGTGGCGCTGTATTGATGGGTGGCGGCTTCGTTGCCCTAAATCACGAACAATCGATAGTTTGATCGGGGGAGCAAATGACACGCGAACAATTAACAAATTTATACATGGTCTGGGTCAATGATTTTCTGACTATCGGCGGCTTTGCTGATCATTTTGGTCTAACAGACAGCGAGGCTGAAATGCTTTTAGCCGTAGCCCGTAGCGCATACGAAAACCCTCACCCCGAAGCATAACGCTAACCCTGAAAGGAAATAGCAAATGAACAATATGAAAGTATTTAAAGATGTTTACGGCAGCATGAATCGTCAAGCTGACGGCAGACTATCAGGCCATGAGATGCGAATCTATGGCGTTCGCCGAGATGGTAAGTACACCGTCACTCACTTCTTCGGCAGCGGCAAGCGCATCAACAAAATCTACACGGTGGAGCAACTTACCGCCGAAATTGAGAAATTCTCTATCAACGCTTAAACCTAAAAGGAAATGCAAAATGGACAACAAATACAATGGCTGGACTAATTACGCGACTTGGCGCGTCAATCTGGAGATGATTGATGGCATGGAACCGAGCGACTTCGGCACCGGGCTAGATTCCTACGATCTAGGGCAAGCACTAAAAGATCATGCCGAATCATTGATCGATTGCACCACCAATGACGGACTCGCCAAAGATTACGCGCTGGCTTTCCTGAGTGAGGTTAATTGGCATGAAATCGCCGAGCATATGATCGAAGATTACTCGGAGGCATGATGAAACAAACTATTTTCGAAATGTTATTAGGTCTGATAGCTTTTCTGTACTTATGGGCCTTTCTCTTTGTCCTTATGTCGTTCTAATACAGGCCATATAAACCCTTTTCACCCGATCCGGTAGCTAACCCCTGCCGGATTACTTTCAGGGCTTCACAGCCCTTTTTTACCGCCCTATAAACCCTTTGGGAGCCATCATGCCTATTTGCCTAACCAAGCAACCCTCAATCCCTGTATCCCTTGCCATTGT